TGAGAAGTACAGGGGTGCTTTGAGGTCTGGGTTATTGGTTCGCCAGCCTTGTGAGGTTTGCGGTGACGAGAAGGTTGACGGGCATCACGATGATTACACGAAGCCTTTGGAAGTTCGGTGGCTGTGCCGTAAGCACCATTTGGAGTATCACCGCATGATACGGCTTGAGAAGGGCGTGGCTGTTTACCCGCCTCCGATTAAGAAACCTAAGTCTGAGTCTAAATACCCGTTTGCCAAGATGGAAGTTGGCGACAGCTTTTACGTTGAGGGCGACGAGAGGCTTTGCGCGGTTGTTCGGACTTTGGCGCATAGGTTTGCTAGGGGGTCTGAAATTAAATTTGTCACTCGGCGCGATGAGAATGGCGTTCGAGTATGGAGAGTGAGTTAGCGCTCGTAGTTCAGTTGGATAGAACGTCGGTCTACGAAACCGAAGGTCGGAGGTTCGAATCCTTCCGAGCGCACCAATGAAGGGGTTGAGGATGAGAGTACATACGCTGGCGTGGCCTGATGTCGATACGCGAATGATTAACGCGCATGAGAGTGTGATGAAGCACTTTGGGTTGAGCCCGACGTATTATCGGGTTCACATGCCGCATGGCGAGTGGATGGACAAGGTTTGCAAAGATGAATTTGAGACGGGTGCGGAGGTTGTTTGTTTTCTGGAGATCGACTGCGTTCCGACCTGTGAGACAATTATGGCTAGGGCGTATCGCTGGACGAAAGACAATCGGGGGATTCTTGGCATTGCTCAAAGTGCTAACCACCTTGATCCTTGTCACATTTACGCTGGTCCGGCTTTTTATATGGTTCACCGTGAGGCTTGGAATAAAATTAAAGATCACTACAAAAACATTTCTTTTTCTGAGAAGCAGGATGGAGACGTGGCACAAATCGTTACCAAGTCTGCTGAGAGACTGGGTGTGCCTGTTCGCGCTGTATATCCTACTCACTACCTGTATCCTGCCGACGAGGGACGATGGGCTTTGGGCAATTATGGATATTTTGGCAGGGGCACTCACTATAACGGTGGGGTGTTTCACATGTTTCAGGGTCGCACAAACAATGCGATCAATACTTTCGTAGACGTGTGTGGTAAGATTGTTGGCAATACTTTTTCAACTGACGGCTGGTATGAAAGTGCAAAGCTATGAAGTTGTTGCCGATTGAAACTGCTCCGCGAGATGGTACGATTATTATCGGTTACGAGATTATAGAAGATCGTATCGGAATATCTTTGGTGTCTTGGTACAAAGGAAAAGTTACGGAAGGTTGGGTTCAATCTGTTGGAGCGGAAATAAAAGACGGCAAACGGGTGCATGATACTAAGTGGAAGTTAATAGGTCTTGAAGTTACTCACTGGTTGCCCTTGCCTGAAATTAAATAACGAATACCGCCGTTGGGCCGTGGCGGGATATAAGTCCTAACGGGGTTCAGAGTAGGGGGTTCCAAACCCTGAAAGCTAACGGTCTGCCAATTTAAGGATGTAAAATGAAGTTTGACCTTCAAGCGTTTTACAAGTTCTGCGCTGAGTTAAGTATTGAAACCAAAGAGCACGGTTTGAAGAAGATGGGCAATCTTCTCGGCACTCAGACCTATGTGATGAACGAGATCGCGCAAGGTCTGGAAGAGGACAAGCACTTTTTTGTTATCTTGAAAGGCCGACAGCTTGGAATTACCACCATTTCTTTGGCTCTCGATTTATATTGGCATTTCATTCATCCTGGCTTGCAAGGAACACTGACGACTGACACGGAAGAAAACCGTGACATGTTTCGGCAGACTCTTGCCATGTATATGTCTGGCTTGCCTAAGCAGTATAAGATTCCTGAGATCACGCATAACCGTAACTCGTTGACGCTGAAGAACCGTAGCCGTTTGTTTTACCAAGTGGCAGGCTTGCGGGCCAAAGGGTCGCTGGGGCGCGGTAAAGCTATTACCTACCTTCACGGTACTGAGACCAGCTCGTGGGGCGACGAGGAAGGCTTGGCATCGCTGCTGGCATCCCTTGCCGAGACTAATCCTTTGCGCCTGTATATGTTTGAGAGTACAGCGCGGGGCTTCAACATGTTTCACGACATGTATGCGACTGCCAAGAAAGCCAGAACCCAGAAGGCAATCTTTTGTGGATGGTGGCGTAACGAACTCTACTCCGCAGATCCTGAAGGTTCCGTTTACAAAACCTACTGGGACGGCAAGCTCTCTCCTGAAGAGAAAGAGTGGGTTAAGGAAATCAAGAAGCTCTACGGCGTTGAGATCAACTCTCGGCAAATTGCTTGGTGGCGCTGGAAAATGATCGAAGGCATCAAGGACGATGCGCTGATGTATCAGGAGTTTCCGCCGACAGAAGACTATGCCTTCATTATGACTGGCACTAACTTCTTTTCAAACAGCCGCTGCACGGAGGCCATGAAAGATGCGCGTAAGAAGCAGCCCGATTGTTACCGATATATGTTCGGAAACTACTTCCAAGACACGGAAGTCATCAAGTCCTCGGAAAAAGTTTGTACCCTCAAGGTTTGGGAAGAACCAATCGATACTGCCGTATATGTCATTGGTGCAGACCCTGCCTATGGTTCGTCAGATTGGGCGGATAGGTTTTGTATCCAAGTCTACCGTTGTTATGCAGATGGCTTGGATCAGGTTGCGGAATTTGCTACTTCGGAACTTAATACTTACCAATTTGCGTGGGTCATCGCTCATCTGGCGGGCGCGTATAAGAACTCAACCCTCAATCTTGAAGTCAATGGTCCAGGACAAGCGGTTATTCAGGAACTTACCAATCTTAAGCGGCAAGCATCGGCGATTGGATCGGTCCCCGAAACAAGTCAGATGGGCAAGGATCTGATGAACGTCCTCTCCAGTATGAAGAACTATATCTGGAGAAAGAACGATACGCTTGGCGGGCTAACCAACTCTATCGGCTGGGTGACAACTGGTCCGTCCAAAGAGCGCATGATGAACTACACGAAGGACTACTTCGAGCGCCGGATGATGACCATCCACTCAACAGAACTCCTCGACGAGATGAAAACTATCGTTAGAAATAACGGAACAATTTCGGCCCCTGGTCGGGGCAAGGACGACCGAGTGATGGCAAGCGCGTTAGCGGTCGTAGCTTTTGCCGAGCAAGTTCAGAATCAAATGATCGTGCGCCGCATCACAAGAGACATGGCCCACAAGATCCAAGATCGAACTCCTGAAGAGCTTTCGGTTTCCCGTAACGTATCAACCTATCTGCGGAACATTGGTTATGGACCCAAAGATCTTCCCCAAAGGTGAACTCTATCGCTTGATGGATAGGTTCGCAAAAGATCCTAAACGGGTGATCTCTTGGCATTTCCTTGCCGAAATGACTGGTTTGTCCGAGGGTCACCTCAAAGATGTGTTTGTAGCCAAGAAGCACCCCCTGACAGAGATGATTCAGATCCGTGTTTCCTACGCTATGCGGCGTATTGAGGCTGGTGAAGTCGAAATTATGCGGAATAAAGACAATTCTCGATTTATACAGTATAACAAAGAAAATAAGCCCAAAATCGTTAGAAATACGGGTTTGAGGGTTCAAAATGGGCAAATTAAGCTTAAATTAGGCCTGAAAAACGCTAATGACTATTCTGATGAAACTTTCGATGAGCAACTAAAAAGGGGTACAAAATGGCAGTCCTGAAGAGTTACAAATGCGAAGAACACGGGTATTTTGATGCGTGGGAGCAGAAATGCGAACATTGCGACGTTGAACCCAAGCAAGTGTTCATCAAGCCCTTCTCCATCAAGTCTGACCGGACCAAACGGACTGACACCAACCTCAAAGGTCTGGCATCGCAATTCAAGATGACCAACATCAAGTCTACCCGCGAAGGTGAGCATCAGTCAGGCTATTACACCCGCAACAACAAACAAGTTTCCAAGCAAGAACAAGAGTTTATCGTCGAGACAGCCAAAGGTAAGGAAGCCGCTGAGGGCGGCGTGATGTGGGGCGGCGGTGGAAATTTAAGTATGCCTTCCCTTATGAGCGGAAATGCGATAAAGTCCGTCCGTGGTGAACCAGTCGGGTTTAACGTCAAGGGCGAAAACTTTACCGGACCAAAGCCAAGTTCTGTTATTAACGACCATCAAGGGCTGAGTCTCAAGGACGCGAAATGAGAATACCTGAGAATCATGGCGAGCGTGAGTTCTTCTACCTAGACTTGATTAACAAGTGCAAGGTATCGCTTGATGATCGGCGTTCTGACTATGCTTCCTACCGCTCTTGGTATTTGTTTGGCGCGTCACCTGAAGATTCTCCGGCAGCTTACAACAAGATTTATTCCCATATAGATCAACTGGTTAGCTTCCTTTATTCGTCAGAAACGACGCGCTTTAACATAGCACTTGGTGCGGCAGTTCATCCTGGCGAGCACTCTAAGATTCCGGCTTTGAGCCAGCTCTTGCACGATGAATGGAATAACTCCAATGCCGATAAAGTGTTTACGGAAGCTCTTACTTGGTCGCTGTGTTACGGCTCCTGCTTTGTAAAGCTGGTTGCCCGTGAAAAGT